GCGACCGCCGAACAAGCAGCCAGCGGTTTCCATCTTGAACCCTTGGTCAGCGATCAGGTCGCGGAAGAATTCCAGAGCCTCACCAGGATGGACGATCTTGTAGTTGTTGGAAACAACACCCAGCGCACCGCTGCTGTCAGAGCGGTAGAGCACGCGGCGGTCGGGAAAGATCACGTCCTGACCTTGTGCGCCTTTGTAGACCAGCGCGGTGTCGTTGACGTTCCAGTTCATGCCAGCTTCAACACGCCACGTGTCGAGGTCTGCATCTTCGGTCAGAGCCTGACCAAGTCCGTGCCAAGGAAGCGTGCCAACGTAAGCCATGTTAGCGCGGTCGTTCGTCATGTCGAGTTCGTGTGCCATTTTCATTCTCCAGTTCTAAGTTGAGTTGAGTAGGTCAATCGACCTGAGTGTATCATGCCTGAAGTTTTCACCTCAGGCAACTACTTTTTGAAACTATTTTCAGTTCTCCTCCTTCTTGGTGATTTCCCAGATGCCCTTGGCGCGGCATGCCTTGCCGCGTGTCCAGTCGTGGTTCACGCCGTCCACGATCGCCAACACGTGGCGCGGGGTTGACATGAGGTAGCGACGGCCATCTTTCCACACAGCGGGGAAACGGTCGGGGTGGTGCGTGGTGACGGACTTCAGCGCGGTGGCGTGGGAGCCGGGATACTGGCGGATGAAGTCGCTGGCGGAGCGGCGCTCTGCCTTGAAGCCCAGTGCGTTCAGCGTGTCCCAAATGATGTTCCATGGCGTGCCCTTGCCGTGCTTGCGACCGGCGCGAGCCATCATGGCGTGCACGGTCTCGTAAGACGTTTCGGTCAGCGCGGCAATGGCGCGCACTGCGCAATCACCACGTTCACGCATGTCGTGGCGCTGTTCGAGATGAGCGGCGTAGAGTTCAGATTTTCCAACGGTCGCGATCTTAGGCATTTCAGTTCTCCAGTTCTTCAGTTCTAGGGCGGTTGAACTCCTCAACCTTAAGTGTATTATGCCTGAGTGTTTCATAGTCGGCAACATATTTATGAAAATATTTTTAGTTGTGTAAAAACAACGACTTACGTTGCTTTTTAGCAACGGAACAGGGAAAGCCCTCGGTCAATGATGGTGTCGGCGATGTCCTTCTTGCTCATCAGCGTGCGGATCACCACCTCGTCGATGGTGCCTTTGGCGGCGATGTTGATGTACGTCACGTTCTTCTTCTGGCCGATGCGGTGGGCGCGGTCTTCCGACTGCAGCCGGTCGCGCAAGCTGAAGTTGTTGCTGAAGTAGATCACGTAGGACGCCGCCACGAGCGTGATGCCTGTGCCACCGGCTTGCTGGTTGCCGACGAACACCTGCGCGTCGCCGCGCTCGAATGATTCGATCGCATCCGTGCGGTCGTCCTTGTTCACGCCGCCGTGGTACTGAACGCACGGGATTCCGTCCAAGCGCAGTCGCTTGACGATGTCCTCAATCTCAACACGGTAGCGTGCCCACACGATGACTTTCTCGCCGCTTTCGACGATCTTGTTCACGCGGTCCACCAACAGGTCCAACTTGGGGTTGTCGCCTTCGATGCGCACAGGCTCGTCGGACATTGGGTGAATGTAGTAGCCAGACGTGATCTGCGCCAGCTTGGTGACGGCCACCAGCTTGTTGAACGGCGTCTCCTCATTCTCGAACACGATGCGGCACTCGTCCTCGGCTTTCTTGTAGACCTTGATCTGCTCTGGCGTCATGCTGAAGACCAGCGTCTTGTAGATTTTCTCGGGGAGGTCCAAGCACTCGCTCTTGAGCACGCGGAAACTGTGGGGTGCGATCAGGCGCGACAATTTGTCTAGGTTGCGGTACTTGGGTCTGCCTCCTGGACCACGAGCCACGACCTGCGGCACGCCGCGCGAGTTGGTGCGACGGCGGATGTTCTCAAGCAAGGGATTCCCCTGCTGCAGCATCTCGGCGTACTCAGCCTTGAACGCATAAAAACTGGTCGTTCCAAGGATGTGTTCGTCCAGGAACGAGAACTGGCTGAAGGCGTCGAACGGTGCGTTGTTGATCGGCGTTCCAGACATGATGCGCCGCCAGTAGCTGAGGTTGCGCAACTTCATCAGGTTCTTGGTGCGCTTGGCGGTGGGGTTCTTGACGCTGTCGCTCTCGTCGCAAACGATCATCAAGCGGCGTGCGCACAATCCGAACCGCTCGGCTTCGGCCATGCCTTTGGTGGTTTGCAGGGCTTCCCAGTTCATGGTCAACACTTTAAGTTCGCCGTTGGACGGTTCGTACAGCCGATCCAACTCTTCTTTTTCGGCTTTGCGCGGCGTTGCAGCCCACGCTGCGGAGCGGTACCTGACCCAGTCGGGCATGTGCTTGGGCAACTCTAGGCGCGTCCAGGTTGTGTGCACACCGTTGGGAGCGAACACCAGCACGGCGTCACAGTCTCCTGACGCCCAAAGGTCGGCGACGTTGTTGATTACGATCCAAGTTTTGCCTGTGCCCATCTCGGCCAGCAAAGCAAACACCCGCTCTCGACCGAACTTGTTCAAGCACTCTAGCTGGTGGCGGTAGGGTTTGGTTTTGAACTTAGTGTCTGGCGTAATTTGGTCCATGATTCTTTGTCCCGTACTGGTTTGGTTGTGTGCCATAGTGCGACCCCCATCAACTCATTGACGGTCATTTCATTGATCTTGTCGGCGTGCTCTCCACCGATCAGCATCCAACGCTTGTCGGTCACGATCAAGAAGTAAGCATTCCCCTCAGCCTTCATCTGCCGCAAGAACCAATTGGTCTGCTCCTGCGACACCTTGTGGTTGGAACCGAACAGCTTGGTCGTGGCGCGGACAGGCTCCTTGGGCGACTTTTGCTCGATCCAGCACTCCACCCCGTCAGAGCAGAAGTTGATGTCGGGCATGCCGTTCACCACCACGTTCTCAACGCGGTCGAGCCGGTCTCGACCTTGAGGGAGGTTTGCTTTCAACACCTTGTAATCGTTGCTTTCAGCCATCGAGCCTCCGCCACTTGGTGATGAACGCATAGCGAATGTTGTTGAAGAACTTGGCTCGGATCATCAGGTGCGACCCCGTCGGCACCCGCTCCAACAACTCCCTGCCGAAACGCTCGAAGTCGTACCGGCCAATGCGACCGCCGATCGTCCCAGAGTCGTCCCGCAACCGCACGTCCACGAACTCCAGTGGTCCGGTGCCGACCTTGCCTCCGCGCTTCTTGACGTTGACCTCTTCGTTGTAGTTGCGAGCGTTCTTGTAGATCAACTCGCCGAGGAACACGCGCTCTTCGTTGTGGCGGATGTTTTCCAGATCCTTGATCTCGACAACGTCGCTGGCGATGCCGTGCGTGGACGGATCCTCGTACAAGTGCAGGTAATGGCGACGGAACGGGAAGATGTCGGCGAAGATGTTCTCAGCCTTTTCGATGTCTTCGCGCTGCTTTTCGGTGAGCGTGCCGGAGTTGCGTGCTTCGATCAGCTTGGCGGCTTTGCTTTCGCCGATGCCTTTCAACGCCATGAAGCCGCCGTAAAGCATTCCGTCCTTCGCCGACCAATTCATCTCTGATTTGTGCAGGTCGAACGGCACGTACTCGATGCCTTCACGAACCATCTCGCGCAGCAACTCGACCGCGCTGTCTTCGTCCTTGGCGTTGCGCAGGTTGGCAGCAGCAAACTCCAGCGGGTGGTGCGCCTTGAGATACGCTGTCCAGTAGCTGATCACAGCATAGCTGAACGTGTGCGCCTTGTTCATCTGCCAAGCACCCATCGCGTTGATGGTTTCCCACGTGGCGCGTGCTTCGGGTTCGCCGATTCCTTGGCTCGCCGCTCCGTCCTTGAACTTGGTCCAGTAGGTGTCGAAGAATTCCTTGCCCATGCGCTTAGACATCGCCTTGCGGATGGTGGAGGTTTCCTTCCAGTCGAACTTGCCGATCTCGCGCACGATGGCGAGCGTTTGCTCTTGGTAGACCGGCAAACCGTAGGTCTCCTTCATGTGCTCTTCCACCAGCGGGTGGATGGGCGTGTAGGCTTCGCCTTTCTTGCGACGAACGTACTTTTCAGTCACTCCACCGCCGAACGGTCCAGGACGCGCCAGAGCCGTAACCGCGTCGATCTCGACGATGGTCTTGAAGTCGATGTCGCGGCTGATTGCGCGCAGAGCGTTGCCTTCGAACTGGAAGATGCCGCAAAGCCGACCTGCGTTGAACACGTCGTAGGTCTGCTCGTCATCGAACGGCAGGTTGTACCAATCAATGCCCAAACCGCTGTCTTCAAGCACGCCGAGCGTTCGCAGACCGAGCACGTCAATCTTGAGCAACCCCAGCTGTTCAGCCGCGCCTTTTTCGATGTGGGCGATGCCGTCGGCGTCCACGGTTGCGTAGTTGGTGATCTCTTGGTTACAAACCAGCAGCCCTGCGGCGTGCACACCGGTGTGGGACGCGTGACCTTCCAAGAGCATGGCGGCTTTGGCTTGTGGGTATTGCTTGATGAACTCTTGTCCAGGAGTGGTTTCGTTGAACGTGTCTTCCAAGCAGTTGTTGGCGCGTGAGTCGGCGGACGACCGCTCGATCATTGCAACCTTCACCGCACCGGTCGCCTGCGCAGGGATGTTCAACGCCTTGCACACCTGAATGAGCGCAGACTTGGGGCGGAACTGACCGATGGTGCCGATGTGGGCGACGTTGTTCGCGCCGTACTTGTCGGCCATGTATTCGAAGACCATGTGACGCTTGGAGTCAGGGAAGTCCAAGTCGATGTCGGGCAGGTCGGTGCGGCTCACGTCGATGAAACGCTCGAAGTACAGCTTGGGCGGGATCGGGTCGATCTCGGTAATGCGGGTCAGGTAACAAACCAGCGAACCAGCCGCTGAACCGCGCGATGGACCAACAAGCATGTGTTGCTTGGCGTAGTGCACCATGTCGGCAACGATCAAGAAGTACGACTCAAAGTCCTTGGACCGGATCAAGTCCAGTTCGTACAGCATGCGCTCTTCATACTCTTGCGTCCAGCGGTCTTCCATCTTGCGGAACTTGATGCCTGAGCGGCACAGTTCTTCAAGGTTGCCTGCGGTGCGCACCATTGGTGCTTGGGGCAATTCCAAGTCAGCGCATTCGGCGGCGACAGCGGAGGCGGCGTCTTGGTGGTCGAGCGTTTCCAGGATCCACTGCGGCGTGGTCTTGTTGCCAGCCTTGGAAGCCAACTCGAACACAGCATCGTCCTCTGGGTAGGCGTAGGCGTTGTCGCCGGTGCTCACGACGCGCAACCCGTGTTGTTCGGCGATGCGCTGCTTGCGTACGTTCAGAATGCGGCTCGACGGGTTGAGGTCGATGATTGCGTCGATCTCTTTGAGGAACTCACCGTCAACGATCTCGCCAGCGAACTTCAGGATGTTGTCCGACATGTTGAGGACGTCGTTGCGGTACAGGCGCGGCAACGCGCCCGTACGCGTAGGGATGGTCTGCTGGTGGCTTTTGCTGGTGGCCCTATACAACTCCCCAAGACCGTCCTTGTTCTTGGCTAGGAACCACATCCTGTGGGCCATTTCTTCGTCCGAAACGACGCACTCAACGCCAAGCATCGGTTGGATGCCTGCAGCCTTGCATTTCTTGAACCAAGTGACGTGTCCCCATGTCGACCTGTCCACGATCGCCGCAGCTGTGCAGCCGGTTTCTTTCAGCCGCTGGATGACGCGGTCGATCGGGGCAAACGTGTCGCCGAAAGAATATTCAGTCTTGATTTTTAGATGGATCATCGGCTTTGTCCTCCTCAAACAAAAGTTCAAGGAACCCGTCCTTGGCGATGCATTCGTGCAACGCCTTCACGTCGTCCAACGCTCGGTGCGTTTGTGCCAGTGGGAACCCCATGATCCGCTCGTACAACTCCAACAGCTTGGGACGCTTGCCGAATTGCGAGTGATATTCTTGGACCGTGCAGACAACCTGCTCTGGCCACGGGAAATCCGTGCACTCAACTCGCTCCAAGTCCAACTCCAACATCTTCTTGTCGAACGGCGCGTTGTGCGCGATCAACACTTGCGTGTCGGTGAAGAACTCCTTGAGGTGCGGCAGGAAGTCTGTGAAGGTCGGCTTGTCTGTCAGCATTTCGTTGGTGATGCCGGTGATCTTGGTGATCTCCTCAGTGATTTCAACCTCTGGATTCAGCATCTGGTTCAACTCGCGCACCACGCCGTCTTTGTTGACGACCACAGCCCCTAGTTCGATGATGCGCGGTTGCTTGTCGAGCGGCGCGGTCTTCGGCAGAGGTAAGCCAGTTGTCTCTGTGTCAAATATTACGATGTTGGTCATTTTGATTCCTCTTTCTTTTCCGCGACCTTCAGCCACCTGTAAATAGAACTCGACGACACTTTGAATTCTGCGGCAGCCAAAACTACACTTGTGGCTTTCGCTCGTTCCACAGCCTGCATTCGCAATTCGTCGCTGTAGCCGTAATCAGGGTGATATCCCAGACTCATGATCTGATTACTCCCACTGGTTTGTCGGGTTCCTATGCCTGATCGATGCGCACGATGAACTTCAGGTCAACGCCCAGCACTTGCTTGGTGTCGAAGATCACGTAGTTGTACTTGCGCTTGCCAGCGATGACGGGGTTGGTGTGCGAGTCGGTGAACACCTCCTGCGCCACGGGGAACCCGCGTGCGTGGAAGAACTTGCGCCACTCGACCAACTCCTCCGCTGTGCAATGCATGCCGAGGTGGCTGACCGTGTTGCGACCGCGCATCAAAGAGTCAACCCAGTTCTCGCCATCGGTGTAGTCAAGTACCTCGAACTCTTTGCCGCCGAACAGTTCATAGTTGAAACTGAGGTCGGCTTCATTGGTGCGTGTCTTGCCGAAGACTTTGCCGGTGGCGACAACATGGTCGTTGTGCCATTCGACCGCACCCATCTCTGAGAGAAGAACTTTGGCGCGGATAGGGTCTGCGGGTGCGATGGCGATTTGTTCAATGACGAATTTCATGGTTAGGCTCCATAGGGAAGAATGCAACCGGTGAGGTGCTTGTGGTGGTTCTTGTCTTGCAACAAGAAGGCGATGAACTCAGCAACGCGCTCTGGGGGAGTTTCCTCACCGCAAAGCAAACCGTTCAGTTGGTATTGCTGGGCGTACTCTTTGGTCCAGCCGCGAGTCTTGACGACCTGATCGTCAATGGCGTCGCTCATGCCGGTGCCTTTGAGTTTGTTGGGCGCGATGCCGAACACGGTGATGCCGTGCTTCTTGGTCAACTCACGCGCCAGTTGCAGCGTCATGATGTGCGCCGCGCCTTTGGAGGCGTTGTAGGCCAGCGAACACGTCATCGGCATGTGCGCCGCGTTGCTCACGATGTTCAGGACGGTGCCTTTGCTTTCGATCAGCAGCGGCAGGTACGCTTGGGTCATCTTGAAAATGCCCTTGGCGTTCACGTCCATCACAGTGTCCCACTGCTCCTCTGTGAAGTTTTCCAACCAATCGATCAGGTTGACGCCTGCACAGTTGATCAGCACGTCCAGCTTTTCGCAAGCGATTCTCGGCTTCAGGATGTCGTCGCCGGAGTTGCGGTCGTAGGCGATCACTTCGTGGTTGTCTTTTTCCAACGCTTTGTAGATGGCAAGACCAAGACCCTTGGCTGCGCCGGTGACGAGGATGGTGCTCATTGCTTCTGCTCCTTTTCGATTAGGGATTGAACCATTGCTGCGTAAACTGCGCAGTCGTGAATGCTGTCGACGTGGGTGAGGTTGCTGTTGGCGAAGCGTGTCAGCTTCACGATCATCAACTCGAACAGGTGCCACGTGTTGAAGTCCTCCTGCGTCTTCAACTCGACGCCTTCAGGGAACAACGCGACCATCACGTCGCCGACACGCTTGTAGTTGTCGCCATAGACCTTGTTGCGTTCGCGGAAGGTCTCGGCCATTTCCGCGAGGATGTCTGCTGCGTTCTTTGTCATCTGATCTTCCTTGGGTTGGTGTAGGCGCACACGTTGTGGATGCAGGTGTGGTAGCCCTTGATGTTGTGGTCACGGTACATCTGCACCACGTCCTGCCGGTCGTCGTACGCGCAAAGCACATCGGTCGGCTCGGCGTCCATCAGCTTGAAGAACTTGCGCAGCTGGCGCTGTTTCAAGTCAATCGATTGCGAATGGTCGTCGGTCGGGCGCATGAGCAACGCGGCACAATCGATATCATTGCGTTCGAGCCACTCTTGCGTGATCGCTGCGTAAAACTCTGGGCGAGCCGTGAACACGACGATCTCAGTTCCTGCCGGCAGCTTGCGCACGAGTTCTTGGTTGCCGAAGGCGTCGAACCCTGCCAACAAGTGGTACCGGTGGTAACGCTCGAAGGGATGGTCTTTGGACCAGTCGATTTCATTGATGCGCCAGCCGTCATCGCTGATGGTGTTGTCTAGATCGAAGATGGCGTACATGGTCATTTGCTCCTCTCTGCGATGCGAGCGCGGTTGGCAGAGATTGCTTCACCGTCGGGGATCCAATGGCACCACCAGTCCTTGGCAAGGATGCCGGTGGGCGGCGGCGTGTCGTAACCGACCTTGTAGCCGCGACGCAGCATCTCGCCGCGCAGCTGGTAGAAGCGTTGTGTGCACCACGTCAGCCGCTTGTAAAAGAACTTCACGTGACCGGTGCCGAGAGTGTACCGCTCTGGGGCGGTGACCTTGCGGTTGGCGTGGTAGGCTTTGGCGGCCAACGTGAACACGCGAGGCAACTCTTTCCATTCAGCCAACAGGTGCTGGCGCGACAACTCTTGCGGTGGGACGCAGTTGATCCGTGTCATGGCTCAACCTCCCTTGCGCATCTTGTCGACGATCTTGAGCAGCTTGCCCTTCTTGAGCAGGTCACCGCCGTACTCACGTTGCGCGAATTCCTCGATCTCGGCAAAGTAGTCGCGACCGTCTTGGAATAGGAATTTCTCTGCCCATGGGTGCACTTCGAGCACAGCGTCCACCATTGCGTTGACGACCTGCTGGTACTCGCCTTGCGTGCGACCACCGGTGCGGGACTTGGCCAGATCGACGAACGTACGCAAATTGAACTTGCACACGATGTTGGTGGAGATGTTGGTGGGCAGAACGCCGCGAGCGTCTTCAACCGCGTGACCCATGTCGAGCAGCTTGTTGTAGGTGTGCTTGATGACGGTGAGACACTGGTCGACCGCTTCCTTGGCGGCGGGATCGGCTTTGATCTTGTCGCTGTAGATGTAGTCAAACTCACCCATGTTCAGCACGCGCATCGTCTGCTGGGCGTAGGACGCCTGACGGGTGCGAACTTGTTGGTGCGTGTACGCTCGGCTCACGCCTTCAACGAGGAACACGTAGTCCACGAACTCCCAACTGGAGGGAATCGTGTTGGCCATGTATTCCAACTCAGCCATCTTCTCGGCGTGGGACTTGGCGCGGATCTCGTCCAGCAGTCCTGGCGACATCGTGAGCCTTGTCGCCTTCGTGAACATCAAGAGGTTCTCGGCGTCAGGGGTGTAGCTAATTAAAGTGACTTTCATTGCAGTTCTCCGTTCTGAGGTTTTTGCGAGGGGTGGTCAGCCCCTCGCGGTTGGGGTTACATCAACACGAATTCATGACCATCGAATTCAGCTTTGCCTTCCGCTTTGAGTTTCATGCGGAACTTGATGTGGGAGCCAATCGGCAGTCCTAGCGCGACGAACGCTGCTCGTACCGACTTGTATTCGGCTTTGCCGTTAACCAGCACACCGTTGCGTTGAGAACGAGCAGCCTTCACGCCAGCGTCAGACCAGCTGGCCGCTACTGCCGTGCTGCGTGCTTCGTTCTTGGGCTTGGTTTCAACTTGGGTTTCCATAGGTTTCTCCTGAAGGGATGGGTGTGCAGCACGCGCATTCTTCAGTTGCCGGATGCCTGCTGCACGCGATGAAAACTTCTTGATGCACTTGCCGGTGAGTTGGTTGTACTCGGCAACCATCGATGAAGTGGTCATTTGGTTGATGTCAAACATAGCAGTTCTCCGTTCTCAGTTAACTCTCGCAAGGGTAATCCACCCCTGCTCGTACAACTCGCCTACGGTCATGTCACCGCATTCGAGTAGCATTGCGAAATGTTCGATTGCCTTTTCTTCGCTGTCGTAGAGCGTGAACTCCGTGCGGTCGTCAAGGTCGATGTAGCAGACGTAAACTTCCATGGCCGCGCTCCTCACAGGGTTGGTTGCTGCACGGAGACCGTGTAGCCCAAGTCTCGGATCTGCGCGATTGCGCGGTCGGTGAAGGTCTTGGTGCCGATCAGGTCGGCCAGCTTGCGCGCAGTGTCGCAAACGGGATACACTGCGCGGTTGCCGAAGTTGTTGGTGATGCGGACGATGATGTTCATGGCGACCTCCTCAACCAACAACATTGAAGTGAAAGTGGATGCCGTTCTGCACGGCGACTTCGCCGACGAACACGGGGAAGAACCGTCCGTCCTCGCTCGTCATGATGAAGTGGCGCAGACCCTCGAAACCTTTCTTGGCAACAGCTTTGCGGGCATTGTCAGCGGTGGCATAGGTCTTCGGGGCGGTGATGGTGAATTCGCGGTTCATGGTGTTCTCCAGTTCTTCAGTTCTCCGGTCACGTCGACCGTAACAGTATTATCCAACATATTTTTCTGTCCGGCAACATTTATTTTGCATTCGCTCGCATGCGGTCGTAAGTCGTTGTGTTCATTAGCTTTTTCAACACTGCCACGTCCTGAATCACGTCGTCTAGGAGCAGGTTGCGCCACGTTCCGAACCGTCCGAGGCTGAAGATGTTGTGCTCGTGGGTGAGGTAGAAGATGAACTGCTTGCGCCAGGAGTCGTTGATCTTGGCGATCTTGCCGTAGCGTTGTGACACCTTCTCTATAGGCACGCAGTCGCGCTCGCTCAACCCGAACGCTTCGAACAGCGGGTAGTCGTCAGAGGCGTCCACGTACTCCGCGATGAGCAGGTCGCCAGTGATGCTGGCGCGGTACAAACTGGTTTCCAGTCCTGGGAAGTACACCGTCTGAAACACATCAGCGTTCGGCACGCGCCACCGCCGCACCGTGATCGCCTCGTGGCTGAAGGTGGGTGCTGATTCAATGAACTCGCGGCTCAGTTCGTTGGCCATGAACTTGACCATCACGTTCATCGGGAGCGTGCTGATGGCCGGTTCTTTTTCGGTCAACACCTCCTCACGCGTCAAGGCGTGGTTCCAAGTGATGCGACCGGCGCACCGCTCGATCAGGAGGCTGATGAAGTCTTCCGGTGCGATGAACCGCTCGGACGTGTCGAGGTTCCAGATGCTGCGGTCAGCCAACCGCCCGATCACTTTGCGCGAGTACCAGTTGGCGAGTTGGATGCTCGGCGCGACACTCTTGCCGTCCAGCCACAACCCTTTGTGCACTTTCACCTTGCGGAAGTCGACGCCGACCGCGTCCCCAACCGCAGAACTCCTGAACCGCAGAACAGCCTTGTGCTGACCGGTGTTCTCTGGCGACGCTTCGAAGAGACGCGCCTGTTGAAACATGCATCCAGCGAGCAAACCCGCGATGCCAGCACCATAGATCTTCATGTTATGTTCTCCGTTCTGAGTTCAGTCACGGTATTATGACGCAGTCCTGCAACGATGGCAACTTATTTTTGCATCGCAAGAAATAGTTTGCCTTCTTGGCGAAGACGACCGATAATATCAGAGCCGAAAATAACCGTTGCGAAAGTTTGAAGACCACGGCATACTCGCAACACCAAACTGGAGAACTGAAGAATGCCGAAAGTTTACATAACACAAGTGCCGAACCGGCGCGACCCTGAGACGAACACGTTCGTCCCTACGGTCAACATTGCTCCTGCAGCTGAACACGGTGAACCCGTGATCCTCATGCCTCCTCGGTCGTCGTTCTTCGCGACGTCGGACTTGGTGAAGCAGCTGCGTGAGAAACTAGAGCACTACGACTACGAAGCTGGCGACAGCATCGTGGCCATGGGCGACCCCGCTGTCATCGCTGTTGCTTGTGCACTGCTCGGCAAGTTGCACGGGCGGTTTCAAGTGTTGAAGTGGGACAAGAATGTGGGGCGGTACATACCGTCACACGTGAGTGTTTAACTGAGAAAGGAGAAAGTAGGATGTCTATCACACTAGACGAAATGACCGCCTTGGCTCGCGCCTTGGTGGATGCGGACTCGGCTGTTGAAGAGGCTGAAGCCGCGCTGAAGCACACCAAGGAGGTTGCGCGCATCTTGCGCGAAGAAACAATCCCCTCGGCAATGCAGGAACTGGGCATCGAGAAACTTGAACTCAGCACCGGTCAGAAGATCACCATCTCCCAAGAGGTGTACGCTTCCATCCCAGCTGCGAGCAAAGACGACGCTCACCGTTGGCTGGAGGCGAATGGGTTCGGCGGCTTGATCAAGGTCGGCGTCACCACCCAGTACGGCAAGGGCGAACGCGACGCCGCTCTCACGTTGTTCCGTGACCTTGTTGGTCGCGGTCTCAGCGCCAAGTTCGACGAGAGCGTTCACCCTCAGACGTTGAAGGCGTTCCTCAAGGAACAAATTTCCTCCGGCAACAACGTGCCGCTGGAACTGTTTGGTGCGCGTCCTGTCTGGACCGCAAAGATCAAGTAACCCAACTCTCAAGGAGAATCATCATGGCTACAAAACCCAAAACCGATGTCGCAGTGAAAGACGACAAGAACCTCCCAATGGCAATGATGGCGGACATGGCCGCCGACGCTGGCATGGGGCTGGAAGGCGCGGACAAAGACTCATTCGCAATACCGTTCATCGCGATGCTGCAAGGTCTTTCGCCGCAACTGGAAACGGTGGACAACGCCAAGCCCGGACTCTTCATCAACACCATCACCAACGAGGTGTTCAAGGAGGCGTTGGTCGTGCCGTGCGCGTACCAGCGGCGTTATTTGCGTTGGGCTCCGCGCGACGCTGGCGGCGGCTACAAGGGCGACTTCAGCCCGATCGATGTCGAAACCGGCAAGCTGCTCAACGTGGAACGCGGTGACGATGGGCGTATGCGGATCGACGGCGACGAGTTGAAGGACACGCGCAATCACTTTGTCCTCGTGCGCTCGACGAGCGGCGTGTGGCAACCAGCGTTGCTGTCGCTCAGTTCCACGCAGATCAAGAAGTCGAAGCGTTGGATGAGCCTCATTCAAGGCATCGAGATGCGCAACCCGCAAGGCAAGCCGTTCACCCCTCCCTCGTTCAGCCACGTGTACAAACTCAGCGGCGTGAAGGAGGAAAACTCGAAAGGCTCTTGGTGGGGCATCAACATCGAGGTTGTTGAGCCGGTGGCTGATCAAGACCTCTACCTCAAGGCTCGTGAGTTCAGCAAGCAGGTCGCTGCAGGCGAAGTGAAAGTATCCGAACCCGTCTCTGACGCGGTGCACGAAGAAAGCGGCGACGACCGCTTCTAAGCCGCACCGCAATCAACCGAAAGGCGTGCGGCTGTCCAACAACAGTCGTGCGCCTTTTTCATCAGAGAGGAGTTCATGAATGAACGAAACGCACACAGCTGCGGTCGATTACGCCAAGCGCGGTTGGATGGTCTTCCCGCTGCATTCGATCGCTGACGATGGTGTGTGCACTTGTGGGAACGCGGCTTGCTCAGACGCTGGCAAGCACCCAAGAGTTGCACGCGGCTTGAAGGAAGCGTCGCGCGACCTGAAGCAAATAGACGACTGGTTCGGCGCGAGTGCGCCGCGCTCCAACATCGGCGTCGTCACCGGAGAAATCTCCGGCATCACGGTGCTCGACATCGACGTGGGTGAAGGAAAGTTCGGCGCAGAGTCTTGGGCTGACGCGATTGCAGACCACGGCGAACCCGACACGCTCATCGCCGAGACTGGTTCCGGCGGGATGCACGTGATC